TTAGAGAGCCACCACGTTGCCTGCTGCTGGGCCTTTCATACCATTTTCCATGGTAAATGAAACTTCTTGGCCTTCCATCAGAGATTTGAAGTCATCACTCTGAATTGCAGAGTAATGTACAAATACATCTTTACTTCCATCTTTAGGAGTGATGAAACCAAAACCTTTATCATCGTTAAACCATTTTACTGTACCAGTCATTGTATTAGACATAGAATTTCCCTTAATTTATTTAATTTGCCATAAGGCATAGGCGGTTTGTTTTGTATTTTTACTTATGGGTATTAATTAGAAGGAATTCACAATGAAGAGGTATCGAGGATAACGCTAAATGGGAACAACTTTAAACTTACTAACATAAATAGGTCTGTACTTCCAAACCAGTGACGCTATTAAGCCATAGAAAAATTCAGATAGCAAACTTTATTTTTTAGCGGTAAGTCAGCTTAAGTAGACCTATAAAAAACACAACCCCGCTATACTCACGAGGTTTTTAATAGATAAGTCATGTAACATCAAAATCATTATTAACACAATATATTGTGTTTTGTAATTACACAAGACTATAAATGCTGTGTTTTCTAATTATTTTATCCATATCTAATTTTACGTTATCAACCGATAGACACCCCTCAATAAATCCTTCTGCTGTCTGCAATCGCTTAGCCACTTCATTATGAGAAATGCCAAGTTTTGAAGCCATTGAGCGTAAAGGATAATTCTTCACATAGTACATAATAACCAACTGAAACAAGTAACTATTATTTACCTTTAAATGTAATACCGCTTTATTTATTTTTAAGCCATCATCATCAGAACATTGCTCTCGGCTTCGTCTTGAACTTGGAATTAATCCTTTAAAACCTGCGGCAATTGATGAGTAATCGATACTATTTCCCTCATTAGCTGACCACGCACCCCAACGTGATAAAACTTCCTGCATATCTCTCATACTAATACTCCCCGTGCCGTATACACGTTAAACCAATGCCCCCATTCCTAATGAACGGTTTAAAAAAGAAAATAACAATTCGATTTGATTGCCATAAGTGGCTTCCCACAATTTCGGATCATGATGCAATTCATCATGATGTTGACGACATAATGGAATAGTGAATAAGTCATGAGCTTTCGTTCCCATGCCTCCCATACCATGGCCGATGATATGATGTGGATCATCAGCTTGTTGTCCGCAAACACAACATGGCTGTGTTTTTACCCATTGAAGCCATTGGGTATTCTCCCAACGGCACATTTTAGGTTTAAGAAGAAATGAGGCTGGAGGTTCAGGATCGACAGTCACATTAATAACGGGTTTTATAGCATCTAAACGCGCATTCATTGCTGATAGTGCTGTCACTTCATTTGGAACAATATCAGCTTCAGGAAAACCGCCATGCACTCTACGATCTTTAGTTTTATCAGGCCAATTTAAGATACGGCGCAATATAGCATCAGGTAATTTATCAACCAGTTTATGCATCACGGCAAAAGCAAAAAAATCAGGTATCGTCAGCGAATGGCCATTATCCAATCTTAAACGACTGCGAATAGTGTCTACCATCCAAGCAATACGATTTTTATGAGCCAATTCAGCAACCCACTCAGCTGATGAATGGCGAATATGATTATCATGGTACCAACAAGTCCGTATCACACCGTCTTTATGCCATGTGGTTGTTAATTCATGATGATGATAACTGTCATGCTTATCGTTAATCTGACAACAATGGATATTTCTGCCTATCCACATATTCATCGATGACAATCCTCCCATAGCTTGGAGAACTTTTTTATTATTCAAAAAATCAACAATGCCCTTGTTATCCAATAATGGCTGTTCATTTCCTGTTAATGCCCCAGAAGGCCATTTATCTAAACTTTTTGGTACATCGCTAATAATCACGCGCGAATGTGGTTTAAATTGCTTAAGCAACTCCGCTCCAGGCTTCAATAAAACAACGCCAAGGTCAGACTGAATATAGGGCGTTAAGAGTAGTTTCATTAAATCTCATCCTCAACTTTATATTCAGCCCATAACCCTGCAATCCACTTCACATCTTTAGTAGTAAACCTTGATTGTGCAAAAGCGTGGTTATTTTTTTGGTTCGTTCCCGTTTTTATCTCAAAGCGACCAAGATCGACATGAGTTTGATAAGGCGTAAACGTATTATTCAAGCGATACATAATTTTCTTATCAATTAAAAAACAACGAAAATCGGTTTCTTTCGCCTGCAGTAATTTACACACTTGTCGAAATGTCATAGAACCATGGGATAAAACATAATTATCAACAAACTGAGCCTTAGGTGTCGCAATCGCCAGTTCACTTTCCAATTTTTGTTTTTCTTCTGCTAAGTCTGCTGCTAATCGCAATGCTTCTGGTAATGTTTGAGGAATGACTGGCTGCATTTTTGATTCTAATTCCTGCCAGCGATCAACTATTTTTGCTGTGAACTGAGGTGACAATCGAGCTACCAACACCAGAGAGTCTCTTTTATTAAAACGATATTCAGTATATTGATTGCCGTTATGTTCAAAAGGGAACTCAGCCAATGGCTGGGTTAAAATTTGAGCAACAAAAAGCCTATCGGCAGAACGCTTAACATCGGAATGATTACTTCCCGTTAAACTGGCAATCTCTCGACTCGACATAGTTAATTCACGATTCATTATGGGTAATACTGAAACTTCCATTATTTTTTGCATCATGCTATTTCTCTCCACGTTTTACTCGTGACCGTACATCACGTGATTAAATGGGCAGATTATTCTCTCCTTCACAATATCCATTAACATCAACTCAGGCATAAGTACCCCATAACCCAATCAATAATGTCACTACAAACCAAAAACCAACGAACAAAATGTATTTAGTTAGCATTACTGAGTCTCCTGTAACATTTCTATCGCTTGCTTCCAAATGCTGTTCCATGCTTGGCGACCTGAAAACTCACTCATACGACGAATGCCTGTTTTACCTGCTAGCTCAAGTGCAATTTCTTCAATGCGGTTTTTAGGTTTAGAGCGAGAGCCAATCAAGCGGGAAAAGGCACTATCGCGTTCAATGGTGTCAACTTGAACTTTTGGTTCATTCCTTGGCTCTTGGCTACGGATAGTGAGTTCATCAAAGTGTTTACGTAATTTTCGAGGACTTAAAATATTTTTGTGCCAGAATGAATCTTTGTTAGCCCAATCGAACAAGGCACAAATTTTCTCATGGGTACGCCCATCGATTTGGCGCATCAGGCGGATATCGTTCGCCCAGTCATACCAAGTAGGCTCTAACGCGGACGGATTCAGTTTTTTAACACGACCAAACATCCATTTCGCCGTTTTTAAATCATCTTCATCCCCCCATTTCTGCCCATTAGCGCTGTAAATCACTGCTTCAGGATAACGAGTTAAAAAATCATTTTTCGACTGGTCGCTGGATTCGTCAGAATTCTGCGACGAATGATCTGTTTCTGTTGTACTCTCTGAAGTAATCTCTGTTGTATTCTCTGTAAGAACAGGCCATTTTGACCCGTTCAGAACAGCGCATTTTGCACTGTTTGATGGTTTCAATTTGCGCTTATCGATAAGGTCATTTTGAACTGTTCGATCAGATGAATTATCACCATTCGATTGGGTCATATTGACCTCATCGGTCAGCAAGTGGTGATCGTAGTTAATCGCATAATAATTAGTGCGGTCATGGTTCGATTTATTGATTTGCTCGATGCGTAAAACACCCTGCTTTTTCAAATTAGTAAAAGCACGTTTAATCGTTGATTCAGAGAAAAAAGGAAATTGATTCTTCCACTCCTCAACTGTGTTATAAATCCAGCGTGAGCCGTCATATTCAACACCTGAAGTGGTTTCAGTTAGCCAATATTGAATTTGCTGTAACAGCATCGCCTCATTTAAACCAAGGCGTACCGCTAATTCAGGAATAACGACTAAAGGGCGACTTTTTAGTAATAATAAACTCATCTTGCCACCTCATTACTTAATACGTGTGTACTTCTCTTTAAAACGCTGTACAGGTTCACACTGTGGGTCGTCACAACCATCAAGCATAAAAATAACGCGCTGTTTTTCTCTGTCATAACGAACAACATGAACAACGATACCTCGGTGATTTTTATAGTAGCGATCAAGTTGGTTTGGGTTCTCATTGCTCATTGTCTCGTCCTCAGCCCATTCTTTGAATTAAAATCATCTACCAGCCAACGCATAAATTGGTAGTTGGTTTCTTGGTAGCCATTTGGTACTTTAATTTCATAGACAAAACGGCCATCACGTATTGAAGCTCGCACTTGCGTGCGACATGCTAAGTTTGATAATCTACTCATGCTAATTTCTCTTCACACAATTGAAATTTGCAAACCGAAGCCAGCGACCGTACATCGTTGGCTTCACCCTTTCTAAAGCCCATCATTATTTTTTCTTCCGATGTAATGAGATAAATGCATTAACAAATGCACGACCACTTGCTATTACGCGATCTAGCATTACGTTAAGTTGTTTCTCTTCTTCACTATCAACAACGCCATCCTCTAAACTTTTTTCTAAAAAAATTGCCAGTTCGCCTTGTTTTGAACCAACTTTGTTGTGTAGACGAAATAACTCAGGTTCATCTATCTCGTCGGGTTTAATACGTTCCACCAGCAACATTCCAGACTCACGAGCAATGAATTCAGCAAACAGAACAGTTTTAGAAATATCTTGCATGGCTAACAGTTCGTTTAAATCAAATGAACGACAGCCGTTTTTTTCATACAGCTTGTTATTGAATGATGTTAAAGACAGGCCAAGCGCACCAGCCATCGCTTCACGCCCACCAGCTGTTGCCTCACACATTTCTTTCACTACTTGTTTTATTGATTGGTTACTCATAAATACCTCTCTTTATTAAAACCACAGCCATTGGCAAAAAGTCTTGCGTGGCATCACGTAATACTTCCCTGGGTTGTTCCGGTAAAACCGTTTGGCTTTTAGCTCATGAAGCTTCATCCAGCGCTTACGTTTTGCTAATATTCGTGGGCTAATACACTCGCTAAACATTATCCCTAGTGGGATCATCACTAAGGACGCAAATAACATACCGATAAGGGATGACTTAACATGCTCGATATCTTCTTGGGTCACTTGGTCTCGTTTCTCAAAACCAGCCTCAGTCTTATTACTTTCTTTTGGGCTATTTTTTCCTTTTTCTTGGGAACTTGGCTTGGTCATTCCCTCGCTCGCAGAAGAGACAAAAGAAAGGAATTCAATGCCATTGCAGATCCGTTGTTCTTGCTTCTTGATAAATTCCTCGACGATTGTAAAGACGGGAAAAGAGACATGCCCCGCATCACTCGTGATGACTTCAGAGCCTTGCGCCCTCACTTGACCACAAGACAATGCAACAACTATAACCATGCCGTAGACAGCTTTTTTGATACTCTTAAAAGCAATGAGCTTTATGAGAACGATTGGATTTATCCTGTTATTAGGAACCCTGCAGAGATGATCCCCAATATCAATAACCTTATGGTTTTTATTAAACGACGTTAATTTTATTGAGTGATTCATTTCCTACCACCATTGATAGATTCTTGTAGTTAACTGCTTTAAACGGTTTTGCTATTGTTTATTTCAATAAAGTAAGTATAAAAATCATTGTTGAGTTCCCCGTAAATAAGACCAATCAACATCAGGCCTTAGTTCTTCACATCGAACCACTCCTGAAGTTACTTTTTCTATTTCAGGGCAACGTCGTGCTGGAATTTTTCGAGTTCCATTGATCCATTGATTTACTGTAGGCGGTGAAATACCCAAGCGTTTAGCCATTTCAGACTGCCCACCGACATAATTACATGCTTTTTTTATTGCGGTTGTGGCACTTATTTGATCCATTATTCAATTACCTCCGGCCTATATTGAAATACAATGTTAGGCTAAGCCTAATGTTAAATCAATAGGAATTGCCTACACAATATAAAGATAAGATAATTAGGCTATGCTTAATGGTAAAGATTTAGGCCGAGCGATAGAGCAGGCAATTAATAAAAAACTATCATCAGGATCAGTTAAATCAAAAACTGAGATTGCTCGACATTTCAATGTAAAGCTACCATCTATTTATGATTGGATAAAAAAAGGCTCCATTTCAAAAGATAAGCTACCTGAATTATGGAGTTATTTTTCTGATGTTGTTGGACCTGAACATTGGGGCTTAAAGGAGTTTCACCTCCCAGTAAATAAAGCTGAATCAAGATGTACACATGATGAACATCAACTTAATAGCCTTATTCATGCTTATATGTCAGCTTCGGCAGAAAGAAAAGAAATAATAAAATATCTTTTGCTGCAAAATAATACAAAAGAACCTTCTTGGGTTAATAGTGATACTAGGGCATACATTATAACTTTAGAACGACAAGCCTCTGAATGGTTAAATAACAATAAAAGCAATAAAAAATCCTCAAAGCGTCCAGCTTAAACTCATTTGGTCTGATGGAAACTTGTTAAGCTAGGCCTTTCCTAATTATCTACTCAATTGATTTTGATATAAAAAATAATCATCGTCTAATTTCATTTAATTTATTAGGCATAGCCTATTGACCAAAGATTAGGCTTAGCCTAATATCATTTATAACAATAAGCTAAATTTTTATATGTGAAGGAAAAGTAAATGATAACTGAACCAGTAATCATACTTCCAGTAAGTTTCACTGATGAAGATATTGCAAACTAGATGCTGAAATAGACGAGTACAGAATCAAAAGTGCTATTCAAACACAAAATAAATGATTTTTATGTGTGAAGAGAACGTGTGAAGAGAAACAATGGCTGACTGAGTCTTTTACCATTAAAAGGGGTTGTGGTGATAATGTTCTGCTCAGTCAGCCATTTTTATAAAGTTAGTTTTATAACCAAAGAGCGTGGGCGTGAAAAAAAGTAACCTGCAGCCAGCTAGAAATCCGAATCCCAATCGGGCTGATGCAACCACAGGTGGTCCACTCTTTTTGATTATGACTCTAACAATAAGTAAGGGTACTAATATTACTTGTGAAATGTCTTATCCGGGTTGTATCAACTCGCTAGTGCCCTTTCTTATTGTGTGAAGAGATAACATGAGGTTATAGAAATGAGCCAAGAAGATCGTAAGACAAATGTCCCTGACTTTCTTTCTGAATTAGATGCTGGCGTTTTTGAAAATAAAGTCTCTGCTGTTTTAAATGATGTGGCTTTAGGCGTTTTAAATAATGGTGGAAAAGGCAAAGTCACTATTGAATTAGATTTTGCTCGCCTTAGTAATTCAATGGAAGAAAAACGAGTTGAAATAACTCATAAGCTTAAATTCTCTGCACCAACACCTAGAGGAAAACGGACTGAGGAAGATACCACCAAAACACCTATGTACGTGGGTAAAGGCGGCAAGTTGACCATTATGCAAGAAGACCAAGGTCAATTATTTTCTTTGCAAGGTCAGCCCGACGGGAAATTAAAATCCGTTAATTAGTTTCCTTATTTTTAATTAAACCTATCCATTTAATTTAATGCTTTTAAATAAGTAGGAGTTTATTCATGTCTCAATTAGACGGTAGTGCTATTTCGCAAATTCAAAATATGGCAGTGGCTTCATTAAGTCTCGAAGCAATAGAGAAATCTCTTTGCCCCGCCATTGTTCTTCCAAATGAATTTAAAGTGAGTAGTTTGGAAAATTTACAAGAAGGTCGCTTCCGTTTCCGTGGTGAAATGAAAACAACCAGTATCAGTGACTTTGTTAAATACTCAATCAAAAATGCAATTGATGAAGGTGTTAGCTGCTTTATTGATGCCGATGAAATGAGTGCCAAAACTATTTTTAATATCGGCACAATTGGTGAGCCTGGTCATGCTGATAATACTGCTCTTGTGAAATTAAAACAAACTGCCCCATTCGCAGCACTATTAAAAATTGATGGTGTTAAACATCGTCAAAAAGAATTAGCGGAATGGTTAGAAGACTGGCGTGATTATTTAATGGCGTTTGATGCTGACGGCAATGTTTTAGATATCAAACAAGCTATTTCTGCTGTCCGCCGTATTACAATTGAATCAACACGCTCTGCTGAACATGAAGATCACGATTTTAGCGCCAAACGTTCAGTATTAGAAAATGTTGAAGCAAGAAGCAAAGATGTTATGCCTACTGCATTCCAGTTTACCTGCACCCCATATGACGAGTTAAAAGAACGTAGTATTAAATTGCGTTATAGCGTGCTTACTGGCGGTGATGTTCCCGTTTTAGTGCTCCGTATTGTCCAACTTGAAAACCTTGAAGAACAAATCGCTCAAGAGTTTCGCAATCTACTTTGTGATGAATTTGATGAAAGTGATATCGAAACATTCATTGGCAAGTTTTCAGCTTAATTATTAATTAATCGCCATCTTATTGGTGGCGATATTACTCAAATAGGAATAACTGAAAATGGCTAACGGATCAGTAAACAAAGTAATTCTTATCGGCAATTTAGGGCGTGATCCTGAAATTCGCTACCTGCCTTCTGGTGGTGCTGTTGCCAATTTAGCTGTGGCCACATCAGAGAAATGGCGTGACAAACAAACAGGTGAAAATCGCGAAAAAACAGAATGGCATCGTGTCGTTTTGTTTGGAAAGCTTGCAGATATCGCCAGTGGCTATTTGTGTAAAGGCTCCCAAGTTTATATCGAGGGCCAACTACAAACGCGCGAATGGGATGATAACGGTGTTAAACGCTATACAACAGAAATTGTTGTAAAGATTGGCGGTTCAATGCAAATGCTAGGTGGTGCTAGTAAATCAGCAGGTTCACAACCGGCACAGCAAAACCCGCCACCGGCTCAACCTCAAGCACAGAGTAGTCAGCCACCAATGGATTTTGAGGATGATATTCCCTTCGCACCTATTGGGCTTATGTATCCACGCCATTTAATTAATGTGGTTTAACCCACTTACTCAGTGCAAGGATGCAAACAGGAGATAGATATGGCTATTACATTAACAACAAAGCAAATAATGGCTATGGCTGATTTTGCTGGCTTAAAGGTAGACACACACGGATTAGACATTAATGATGAGACTGAATACACCATCGAGCCATGTAGAGACAAAGAAACCGGTCGTGTGCATGTATTTTACTGTACTGAATATCCAGAAGAAGGCGCCATTCAGCTGGACTAATTAACTCGCAGGGATGCAATAAGAGGAATGAATATGAGTAAGCGGATGGTTTTAGTTGCAAGAACAAATAAGGTTGGTTCTGACTCTGAATGTGGGCTGGGTATTACTGAGGACGAATGGGATAAATTAACCGAAGAAGAGCAATCAGGATATATCAATACTGCAATTGATAATCTTGTTGATTGGTATGTGAAGACAGAGGGATAAGGTGCAACGATGAAAGTTGAACAATCTCAAGTTACTAAGTTAGTAATAACTGATGTCGAGCGTCACGACCCTATTCATGTTTACCTTGAGGATTATGGAGATAATCAAAACGGTCGTGTCACTATTAGCGAATGGGGAAATTCATGGTCTTGCTTTTGGGGCTCGATGGGTAGCCCACTAATTGAGTTTATTCAGCGTATCAATAATCACTACTGGATAGGCAAGTTAGATTCTAATTTAATCTATGAGATAGATGATGATGACGATGCAAATGCTGAATACGCTAAAAAACAAGTTATCAAACTACGCAACGATAATGAAATAGATAAATATGAAGCAAGGGAATATTGGGATTTAATCGAAGCATCAGATAATGTTAAAGATGAGTGCTGTAATAGTTTTTTAGGTGGTAAGTTGCTTAGTTTGTTTGGTGATGATGCTTGGTATAACGATTGGCCCACTATACCTAACCCTCAATATCTAAGAATGGAATCACGATTAAACGCTGTTCGCGAGGCATTAAAGCAAATAAAGGTGGTATGATGGATGAATATAATAGAGAACAAATGAAATTAGGTGTTCTATATGCTCGCAATCATTTAATTAGCTCATATAAAGCAAACTTTATTGAATGTGACGAATGCCAGTTCGCAATGTTTATGAATACATTATCTCTCGTTGCAAACGAATCAATAGATATTGAATTAATGATGGAAAATGTTTTGTCATGTAATGACGAGGCTGAAAATTGGATTAAATCAAAGTTGGTATATAAAAATGAAACCAATACTTGATATGTGTTGTGGCTCTCGCATGTTTTATTTTGATAAACAAGACGACCGAGTTTTATTTAATGATATTAGAGCTGAAGAACATATTTTATGTGATGGAAGAATTTTAAATATAACACCAGATATTATTTCTGATTTTAAAAACCTGCCATTACCAGATAATACCTTTTATCAAGTACTATTTGACCCACCTCATTTAATTAGAGTTGGTAAAAATAGTTGGATGTTTAAAAAGTACGGGCGATTAAATAAAGAGTCATGGAAAGACGATTTATCAAAAAGGTTTAGTGAAGCATTTAGAGTGCTTAGGCCTGGAGGAACATTGCTGTTCAAATGGAATGAAACCCAAATACCTGTTAAACAAATTTTAGCACTAACAGACCAAAAACCAACAGCGGTACAGCGTGTAGGTAAGAACGATAAAACGCACTGGATCTCTTTTCTTAAGGAGATCAGTAAATAATTACCACCAGCATTAACGAATATCTATTTAAACTGTGTACGGACAGTGTGGAGAGAAAATATGTCAAGAATGGTAAGTCTTGAGGCGTGGGCTATGTTGGAATTTGGTGAAGAATCCCCCAGCATAACGGTATTACAAAAATACGCAAGAAATAATCTTATCGCACCTCCAGCAATGAAAGTTGGTAGAAAGTGGATGGTCGATAGAGAAGCTCGTTATGTGGGTTATTTATCTTTACCAAAAATTCCGACTAAATCAACGGAGCGACTTCAGAGGATAATTTCAGATGGCTGCCAGACCGCGAACCCATAAAATAACCATTCCTAACTTATACCGTAAATTAGATAAGCGTAATGGAAAAATTTATTGGCAATATAAACACCCTATAACGGGAAAATTTCATAGTTTAGGCACCGACGAGCAAGAAGCGAGAGAAACGGCTATTCAAGCCAATACAATTATTGCTGAACAACATACTCGACAGTTATTAAGTATTAATGAACGGTTATCAAAAATTAAGACAAACAAGTCTGAAATATCTGTTGATATATGGGTGGATAAATATTTGGATATTCAAAAAGAAAGATTAGATATCGGTGAATTAAAAATTAATTCTTATCGACAGAAAATGAAACCTATTAATTTATTTCGTCAGTATTGTGGTACGAAAATATTGAAAGAGATAACTGCTTTAGATATTGCCGAAATAATAGATTCAGTCAAAGCATTAGGACATTCAAGAATGGCTCAGGTCGTTCGCATGGTGCTCATTGATGTATTTAAAGAAGCTCAACATGCTGGCTACGTTCCTCCTGGTTACAATCCAGCTAAAGCAACAAAACAGCCTAGAAATAGGGTTAAAAGAGAGCGTATGACGCTTGATGAGTGGAATACTATTTATCTACAAGCTGAAAAGCATCCCCCTTACCTGCAATGTGGAATGTTGCTTGCGTTAATTACTGGTCAAAGAATAGGTGATATTTGTAATATGAAATTTACGGATATTTGGGATGACATGTTGCATGTGCAGCAGGAAAAAACAGGCAGTAAATTAGCTATCCCATTATCATTAAAATGCGATGCCCTTAATATGTCCTTAAGGGATGTCATTGCAAGGTGTCGTGATGCCGTTGTGAGTAAATATCTTGTACATTATCGGCATACAACATCCCAAGCAAAACGAGGCGAACAAGCCACGCCAAATACATTAACCACAACGTTTAAAAAAGCGCGAGATAAGTGTGGGTTAACTTGGGAGAAAGGTACTGCACCAACCTTTCACGAACAACGCTCTTTGTCTGAGAGACTTTATCGCGAACAAGGAATAAATACACAAAAATTATTAGGCCATAAAACCCAAAAAATGACTGATAAATATCACGACGATAGAGGCAAAGAATGGCAAATTATTGCTGTTTAATTAAACAGTTTTGGGGAATAGTTTTGGTGGGGTTTTGGGGAATAATTTTATAGTACAAAAAATAAACGGGAACTAATAAGCTCCCGTTAACTATTTATCAAATCAATAATTACATATGTTTGATAATCGCGTCACCAAACTCGCTACATTTCAGCAGTTTAGCGCCGTCCATTAGACGTTCGAAATCATAAGTAACGGTCTTCGCTTCGATTGCGCCTTCCATACCTTTAATGATTAAGTCAGCGGCTTCTGTCCAACCCATATGGCGTAGCATCATCTCCGCGGAGAGAATAATAGAGCCTGGGTTAACTTTATCTTGTCCGGCATATTTTGGTGC